CGTTGGCGATAAGATAGTTAATGAGATTTTGCCTCATAATAATATATTTATCTTGATTACGTTTGCGTTTTTCAGAAATAATCATTCTATCTATGGTCATAAAACAATGATGTAGAAAATCATTGAAGATTTGTTTTCGATTCTTTGACCGAGGTTCAAAGGATTGTATCAATTGGTCGATGGTTTTATTCATTATGATATCTTTGCATGAGGTGCGAATTTTTTTCCAACCTTCATACCTAAGTATAATAAATCTGTCCAAAAATCTGCGTCTGTTGGATAATTTTTTATTGCATCAAAGAAAAAATTTAAAGTCATCAATTTACTTTGTGCTATAAATCTTGTTTCATCATGTATCATTAATCCTCCAATATATGTTATAAAATCATCGTCTTTTTTATTTTTAAAATTTTTAAAATATGGTTTTACCACATTATACCACGTTTTAATTTTTGTTTTATTCTTAAGTAATTCAGCATTTGTTGAAGGATAATCTTTGTTATCATTAGTAAATGTAATTTTTTTCTTACCATTATTTTTCATACGTTTTAATACATACTCTATTGGAGCTTGTCCACCTTGAGCACCAGGAGTTGCTTTTATAGCAGTGTTAAATGATAAATTAGTTCTATTTCCTCTACTACCAGCTTTTAAAATATTAATAGAATATTCACCACCACTGCCATATTTGATACTATTTGTTATAAGAGTATCAGTAAAAATATTATCTATCCTAAACTCTATATCTTTCATTTTATATTTTTCAATTTTTGCTTTTTTTAAAGTTGCAGCATTTAAGTTAACAAATTCTAATGAAGCTCCTTTTGATGAAGATATTTTTTTAAGTGATATGCCAACAAGTTTTCTTTTTGCGAATAAATTAGTTAAAATATTATTCAATTCAATTAAAGTTTTCATACCTTCATTTTTACTATACTCTTCATCTAATATTTTAGTTACAGCATTTTTATCATAAACTGCAAATATATCAGATGGATTCCATGTTTCGTATCTACCTGCAGGTGTTAGTGGTTTAAATTTTAAATTTATCTCCTTTCTTATATCTTTGAAATATTGAACAAAAGATTTATTACCATACTCAAACTCATCCCATTTAGAACTTTTATACTTTTGCAACCAAGCTGATTTCTGTTCAAAATATGTATGAGTCCAATCAGGTAATCTATCTTTATATCTACCAAAAACTCTTTCTAAAGGTATTCTAGTTTCTCTATCTTTCAATATACTTTCTTTAGTGGGAAAATCTTTGTCGTCTTTTAAAGCTCTATTAAAAATAATAGTAGTGCCAGCTTCTTGAATTTCTGTTGGTATAACACCACCTTTCGACTCTACTATTTCTCTAAATTTTAATTTTTCTTTTCCTAATTCACTTTTAGGTTTTCTATCTTTACCTAATCCAACATTAACGACTATACTAGTTCCTTCTTTTGGTAAATTTGTAACCCCATATAATTCACTCAATTTGGTCTTTACTATATCAACATCCTCAACATTTTGTTCTAAGTAATCTGCATACAAAAGTCTTTTACCTGGACTTGGAGAAATTGTCATTAATATAGGTTTTGAACCATCAGTTCTTTTCACACCCTTTAGGATTAATTCAATTGAATCCGCAAGTTCCTCTTGATCAACAGATAATTTTCCTTTTTTAGATTTTTTTATTTTATCATTTAATGTATCTTTTTTCATTATTTCACCACCAAATAAAAACAAGAAGTCCATAACTTCTTCGAACTGCTCACATCTATTGATTTAAATTCTTCTTTTAATTCCTTACTCATTCGTTTTTGCATTTTCATTCTCATCTGTAATTGTGATAGAGATACTCCTGCTCCAAACCCTTGTGATGCTGCTAAGTTAAATAAATTTTCTACTGTGATATCTCTCATTATATTTGATGTGATATCTTCCACAGCAACAGCAACTTCTCCTGCATGTGTTTTATTTAGATATGCTTCCTCTGGACTCTTTGCTTTCATCTCTATTGATGCAGAATCCCATACAGCACCGTTAATATGTTTGAACAATTCTTGTGTATATGGTTCTATTTCTTTTCTAAATGCTTTCGCATCTCTCTTAAACTCTTTCACATAGTCTGCCCTTGCTAACCACTGAGCACCTTGTGTTCTACCCCAATATTTGTTTTTTAAATCAAAAAATTCTTTCTTATTTCTAATTTTGTTCAAAGACAATATCCCACTTCGATCAGTTTCTCTTATCAAATACTGGTAGTTTTCAGTACCCATAGATCCATATCTGGCAGCACCACCTGCTTCTATTTCAAGTCTTGCTCCCCCAGATAATACAGTTTTAGTCTTTATTAAACCTTTAATATAATCAGGTTTAATTTTTCTACCACTTTCTTTATCCACAAGATCAACTGAAAATCTAATCTTTGCATCTTGATTATCAGTCGAAAAATCTATTTCATCATACTTTACTACCTTGACAATATCAGATGTCACATCATTCTCAAATACAACCTTTGCTTTTCCTGTAGGTGCTTTCAGTGATACAGGATATAAAACTCCATCTTGATACAATGAGTATATCTTATTATTCAACTTTTCCATCATCTTAACAGAATACTCTGGTTGATTAATAAGTTGACTTTTAAATAATGATATAAATTTTTTAAGAGAACCTGTTGCTTTCTTCGTAAATATCCAAACATCAGAAGGATTCCATTTATCTTTATCAATCGTACCTCTAAATCCCAACTTACCTCTTACCTTTTGTGATAATTCATTATAAGCAATGTATGGATCATAGTCTTTTGGTATCATATCTGCTCTCATAATAAAATAAGAATTACCAGATTTTAAATTAGCACTAGAAAAAAATGCCTCCATTTGAGATTCTAAAGATTTTGCCCAAAATTCCTTTCTGTTAACTAAAAATTCTACTACTTTAGAGAGTCTTGATAAAAATGCTGGATCGTTATTTACATGTTTAACCATGGAAGTTATTCCCAAATTATCAGTAAATGAAGTTAAATTACTCAAATTTTTTACTGAATGCCATGCCATGTAATTATAACTACCTTGCTTCTTCTTATAATATATGGCAAAATAATAGCAAAACAATGCCTCACTTAATACTTCAACATCTTTATTGTTGATTGCCACGACTACTTACTTTTTGAAGTATTTATTTATAATGTCTATCTGATCTTGGTACTTTGCAATCATATCTAACTCTCCTTCGATTGCTTCTACAATATTTGAATGCTCTCCAATGCCCACAGGATTTGCAAGATATACTTCAATGTTTGCTTTGTGTTTAGCAATATCACCTTGTGCATGTGCGAGTAATGCTTTAATTAATTGTTCCCTCATAGGTCTCCCTCCTTACGATTTTCTGATTGGTAGACATTAAATTCTCCACCAGGATATCTCTTCTTTAATTTATCTACGTTTCCCTCCACCACTTCATCCAGTGATACTTCTAATGCCATGCATGCTTGCATCACATACCACATAACGTCACCCAACTCAATAATAAGATGCTTTCGATTATGCTCATCCCAAGGTTTACCTTGGAAAACCATCTTCTTGACGATCTCCATAAACTCACCACCTTCAGCACTAATGCCAACGGAAGCAGTAAGAAGACGTTCAATATTGGCACCCTTTCCATTAAGGGAACTAAGACTCTCAATAAAACATTGATAATCTTTACTGGGATGGGATGTGACACCATCCACGAAATCAGCATACTTAGTAAAGTCAACTTTTTTAGTCATGTTGTAAATAAAGAATAATAAGACCAGGAATAATAATAAAAAATTGTGGTAAAAAATTTAAGATAATTGCACGTTCTCCCATTTTTTTACCAACGTAAACCCATCCAGCAGCACCTATCATTTGGAGTATACTATTCCAAGGAGTCCAACCCATGACGTGAAAAACCATAGCAATGAGAACTATAGTAGCACTACACCATTTAACTCTTTGAACTATCAAAATTTAAACTCAGCAAATGATTTTTTAGGAACTTTGTCTTGTTTATTATACTCCTCTTCCTTACCATTGTCAAGAATATCATCTTGTGCCTTTTGCTCACAGTCATATAATCTCATCTTTGCACGGTCTACTCCAATAACAAACCTCTTAAAAATAGTCGGATCATTATAACGATTCTTAAGTTGTTTAATCATTATCTGATTTAAGTTCTCCAATTCTTCAGTTGAAATAAGAGCAAACATAAGATCAGCAGTTGCAGGAAGGCCAAATGACTCAGAGGTATCGGTAAGATCAACATCAGAACTAGCAAAACCACTCCGAGTAGTTTGAGTTGCGGATACAATCGGTAGGTTCGCTTCGACGGCGAGACCACGAAGTTCTTCCGCAATTGCTTTGATATACGAGTAAGAATTGACATTGCTACCTACCTTGTAACGTGAAGATGCACAAATGTTTAGATAATCTACAAATATTATATCAGGTTTAAATGATTTTTTCAATGCAAGTTCATTTAATAAAGTTTTAAAATGTCCACTATGTGCACCTGCAGTTGGATATTCTTTGATAATTAAATGACCTTGAGTCTTCTTGGATACAGCAGTAACCTTATTCTCAAACATTGTCTTTGGTAGATCAGTTAGATCTTGTATTGAAACATCTAAGAGGTTTGCGTCAATTCGTTCAGCAATTTTCTCCTCTGCCATCTCCATTGTAATGTAGAGTACGTTCCTCCCTTGGAGCAGCACGGAGCTAGCAAAGTGGCACATGAATAAAGACTTCCCGACACCCGTACCAGCAAGTGCGATGTTAAGAGTCTTATTAGGTAAACCACCTTTGGTAATTTTATTAAAGTATTCGAGATCAAATTCAATTTTTTCTTCTTTCTTATGGTAGAACTCATATCTTTCTTCGTAGTTTAGTAAGTAATCATGTCCGATATTATTGTCAAAAGAAACTGAGAGAGCATCCGATAAAATATTCGGAATAGCATCACGATTCTTTTTCTCATCATTGCCATCTGCAATGTGAATTGATTCCATCAATGCTAAGTAAATGGCACGATCACGACACCATTTTTCAGTTGTATCAAGTAACCATTGATGATCTACAACAGATTCTTTGAAATTTTGAGTAATCTCTTGTATATCTTTTGCTTCTGTATCGGTTAAATCTGTTCGATTTTCAACCTCAATATTTAGTGCTTCTGTAGTTATGGATGAACCATACTTTACAATAAAGGAAATTATCTCTTCAAATATTATTTTTTCTTTTCTATCTTCAAAATAATCGGGTTGAATAAATGGAATTACTTTACGAGAATACTCTTCACTAAATATCAAGTTTTGAAGAATAGTAGTTTCAATTCTCTCCATAATGCACGTACGTACTCATAATATATTTCGGATTACTTTTAGGTGGTAACCCTTGATGTGGGTATTCCCAAGTTGGAGGGAATACTATAACTCTACCAGAGACTGGTTGAATATTCAAGTTATGTGAAGGGAACAAAGTATTTCCATCATTTGAATTAAGATAAAATAAAAACGCAACTGCCCTAATTGAAGAATCAAAATCAGTTACATCAACATGTTCATCAAATCTTTCATCACCGCTAGTATTATATCTTTTAATTCTAAACTCCTCTAATTCTTTAAATGGTGGTATGTATTTTGACCCAGTATCTTTCTTATATTTTTCATAAGCATTCTTTACAAAAGGAGTAATTACCTTTGCCATATTTCTAGAAGAGTGGTTCAAGTTAACTTGAGTAAAACAAGGACAATTGTCATCATTTATAAACTCTTGATATTTACTAGTTTCAAATGCAGAAATTAAAATTTGACATATTTTATCAGGAATTATATTATCGTATACTTTAACCATAAGAAAAATTCTCTTTAGCAATAGTGTCAAGTTTATTCATTATATCATCTGTGAAATACTCTGTT